AGAAATTGAGGGACCGATTCTTAATAAAGGGGCAATATCCTAATGGCATATCCAGATTATATTAAAACCAAAGTAGGCCCTAACCTGTGGCATGTAGACGATTGCGGCTTTAAGTATTACCAGGACCGACAGGGCAATATCTACAACCCCTGCTCCAACTGCGGAGAGCTAACACCCGAGGGACAACTTGACGACTACGAAGGCAACTGCCTGAAATGCTGGCAGCAGGCTCATTCCTGCTACCAGTGCGGGGAGTACAACGAGAAGCTACACGATGGCGAGGACGGGCATTTGTATTGTGACGGATGCTATATTGAGCTTTTAGAGGAATGCTTACAAAGGAGGAATAACATGATTGATATTGAGAAGTTTTATCATTGGCAACAGGAAAAACCCGATACAAGGCACGTTGAAATAAAAATAACCCCAAGAGATAAGGCCATTAAGGTTTTTGTATATGACCAAGAACTTAAGCAAGGGCAATACGTTCAATCGGTAAACGAAATAGAACTTGAAAATAAGTATGAAGCAGAACAACGCGCCGAATATGAGCGACTCCGGGCCAAGTTTGAGGAGGGAGCGGAATGCCAATCTATATCCCCGACTCTCGTGACGAATGGTTAGCCAACCGGGTAAAAATAATAGGCGGCTCCGATGCTTCAGCTATCTTAGGGATGAACCCTTACAAGACTAATATCGAGGTTTGGCAAGAGAAAACCGGTAAGACCACCCCAGAAGATATTAGCGGCAAGCCCTATGTCAAATATGGGATTGAAGCGGAGGAACCCCTGATAGCATTATTTGCCCTTGATTACCCCCAGTACAACGTTAATTCCAATAAGGTTTACAAAGTATTCCTACATGACAAATATCCCTTCATAGGCGGCACACTTGACGGAGAACTAACCGAAAACGAAACGGGTAGGCAGGGTGTTCTCGAAATCAAAACAACCGAAATTCTCAACTCTATGCACCGGGAAAAATGGAACGAGAAGCTCCCTGATAATTATTACATTCAGGTTTTGCATTACCTTCTGGCTACCGGCTGGGATTTTGCAATACTCAAGGCACAGTTAAAAACCGTCTATGATGGTGATATTCGCCTCAACACCCGGCACTATTTTATTGAGCGCAACGAGGTTGAGGGGGACTTGAATTACCTACTAACCAAGGAAATTGAATTCTGGAAGTATGTTGAGAGGGGGAAGAAACCCCCTCTTGTGCTTCCCCCAATCTAAAAGGAGGCTTTATGCTGGAACTTGTTATATACAATCCCACCGAGGACGGCTTTATTCAGGCCATAGATTTTAACCATGAGGAGTTAAAGAAAGAACTGGCCACAAGGCTTGAAAAGTACAATAACCTTGTTTACAGCGAATCAAGCATCAAAGAAGCCAAGACCGACCGGGCAAGCCTTAATAAGCTCAAAGAGGCTATTGAAACTCGGCGCAAGGAGATCAAGGCCCAATGCCTTAAACCTTACCAGGACTTTGAAGCCAAGATCAAAGAGATTGTCGCCATGATAGACAAACCCATAGCGGCTATTGAAACTCGGCGCAAGGAGATCAAGGCCCAATGCCTTAAACCTTACCAGGACTTTGAAGCCAAGATCAAAGAGATTGTCGCCATGATAGACAAACCCATAGCGGCTATTGATGCTCAGGTAAAAAGCTATGAGCAGATCAAGAAGGATGAAAAATTGGAGGGCATTAAAACCTTCTACGCCGATAAGGTTATGGACCTGGCCGACTTGGTTTCCTTTGAAAAAATCTTCAATCCCAAATGGCTCAATGCCACTTACAAAGAAGCCGACATTCAAAAAGAGATTTCCGACCTTTTTGTTAAGGTGGAATCCGATATTCAGGTTATTCGGGAATTACAGTCTGAATATGAAAAGCAAATGGTTTATGCCTATCTCAAGAACTTCGACCTTACGGTAGCCCTACAAGAAAAGAAGTCCCAGGAAGAACAGGCTGCAAAGTTGGCCGAGTATAAGCGGCAACAAGAAGAAAAGAGACGGCAGCAGGCTCCCACTCCCCCGCCACCGGCCCCTGAACCCCTACAACAATCCAAACCAGAACCCGAACCAATTAATAAACCGGAACGCACCGAAAAACTTTATACCTTAGATTTCCGGGTACAGGGTACGGCTACGCAAATCCAAGCCTTAAAACAATTTCTTAATGATAACGGCATCAAGTACGGGAAGGTTCAATAATACCAAAGAAAGGCAGGCATTTATTTATGGCAGTAAAGAATAGTTTAGTCCAACAGACCAAAAAGCAACCCTTTAGCGTTTTCATAACCCAGGATGCTATCAAAAATAAGATTAACCAAATGGTAGGCGGTAAGGATGGACAACGGTTCATTACTTCGATGATTTCAGCAGTATCGGTTAATCCAGCATTGGCCGAATGTGATTTCTCTACCATCCTATCTGCAGCCATGTTGGGCGAGAGTTTAAAGCTTTCCCCTAGCCCGCAGTTAGGGCAGTATTACATGGTTCCTTATAAAAAGAAAGGAAGGAACGGCGACCCCGACACAGTAACGGCACAATTTCAATTAGGCTATAAGGGCTATATACAGCTTGCTATTCGAAGCGGTTATTACCGGAAGATCAACGTCCTCGCAATCAAAGAAGGAGAACTAATCAAATTTGACCCATTGGAAGAAGTAATAGAGGTTCGATTGATTGAGGACGAAGAAGAGCGCGAGAATGCCAAAACAATCGGCTATTATGCCATGTTCGAATACCATAACGGATTCAAAAAGGCCATGTACTGGAGCAAAAAGAAGATGTTGGCTCATGCCGATAAGTACAGCTCGGCTTTCAGCAAAGACGGGACAAAGGCTCGGGACCCCAAATACAACAAAGTGTCTTTCGCCGATTTTGAAGCAGGCAAAGTCAAAGAAAGCGATATGTGGCTGTATTCTTCCTTCTGGTATAAGGATTTCGACGGCATGGCCTACAAGACCATGTTGCGGCAATTGATTTCCAAGTGGGGCATAATGTCTATTGAAATGCAAAATGCTCTCGAAAAGGACGAATCGGTTATATCCGAGGATGGCAGCTTTGAGTACGTGGACAACGAACCGGAAACCTCCGCAACTGATAGCACCGACACACCTCCAACGATTATAGACACCACGGCTACCGTTAATGAATCAGGGAATGCAGAGGATAACGTTCAGGATGCATTCTTCAACCAGGAGGCGTAGTAATGACCTTCCCCACCGCATCAGAACCCCACGACTTTTGCCCGAACTGTCTCGCTGACACCGACCTGCGGATACTGAAGGATAACGGCGGGCTTTGCGAGAAGTGCGCGGGAGAAGGCTTACTTGACTGATATTTGATTAAAAAGCAAATAACCCCACGCAAACGCCTATAATTGGGCGTTATTTTATTTGACTGATATTTGATTAAAGAAGAATAGGAGGTAAACAAGCCATGTCCATATTTTTAAATGATTGGGCAGCAGGAGGCATCGAAGAACTTAAGCGCGATTTTCGGATTACAGATGATGATTTAGCCGGAGTAGAAATACTTTTGGCATCTTACTCTTATGCAAACTATTCCGGCGATGCCTTTGTCCTTTTCCGCAAAGATGGCAAATATTACGAAGTCAACGGCTGGCATTGCTCATGTTACGGGCTTGAAGGACAATGGGAACCCGAAGAAGCCAACATAAAGGAATTGCTTCACAGGGCAGCCACGGGAGATTTAGGCCATAACGATTGGTGCGAGAACGAGTTTAGCGCTGAGCTTATTGCCTTGTTAAGCGAACTAACGCAATAGCATATCTACGGCAGGTAGCATAAGGGTAATGCGCCGGTTTGCATAGGCCGGAGAAGGTTGGCTTCAAAGAGTGGCCCCTGCCTCCAATTAAGGAGTGATTGAATGCGAGATTTGCAAAATGACTTGGAGTGGTTAATAAAAAGCCAAAATAGCCGAGATCTGACCGATGAATGGCTCAAGGAGAACGGAAATAGCACACGCAAAGAATATCAGAATTATGCCCCCGAGTGGCTTTACGGCATAACTTGGGTTGAATCTACCATTGCAGGTGAATGGCTACAACGGGCGATTATTGCCGAGTCCAAGTTGGTTAAGGAGTGATGCCTTACGGACCCCGAGGAAATCAAGGAAGCCCTAGACGAACTCATAAATAAAAACAAGGATTTACAGGCCGAAGTCGAGAGATGGAGGCCTCTTGTTGATCTTATAGGCCTGATGGTTGCCAAGTGGTCCCCTTTCTTTGACCGCCTGCCTGACGGAGAACAGGAAATCATACGGACCTACAACCGAGCTATGAAAGGAGAGAAAGAGAGTGAAACTGAGTCAAGTGATAGCAGCGTTAGAGAAGGATCCGAAACTGATATGTAATGCCATAGACTCCTTCGGCGACAAACACGAACTTTCAATAAATGAACATGGTTATTTGCGATACAGGAAAACCAGGGGAGACGGTTACTATATTGATCCCGCTAAACACTCTGGCGGGCAATTTAACGGGAACCTGAACTTAGAGTATGATTGGCAAATTGTCCCCCAACCCGTATCTGTATGGGAAGCACTTAAAGCATGGGCAGAAGATGGCAAAGAAATCAGATGCAAACCATCAGGTACTTCATGTGGGCACGATGAATGCACTTACAAATCAGGTGATTGTGGAGCAATTTCAAGGCACTGCATAATAGCTGGCACCTGGTACATCCCCGAGGAACAAACTATTGACTAGGCTACTCCTGGCCCTGGTGCTGGCCTTGGCAATGACAGCGAACCCCAAAGCACTATTAGATCCCACACCCCTACCACCCGAACCGGTCCCCGGATTCATTGA